GTCAAGAAACTGAAGGTGTCACGAAATGGATAAAAGAGAGAGAGGCTTGGGCATCTCGACACTTTAGAGATGGAAAACAATTTAAAGATGATCCAACATTACAGCCGAATATGTCAAATGTTGCTGGAGTTGTCGCACAAATTAAATGGGGTGTTATTGGTACTCTTGGTGAACAAAGAATGAAAGATGCTATTTTAGAATTGACAAAGAAGCAAGAAGGTAAGAAGAATATAGATATAAAACAAGTTTCTGCGAGTGTGAAAAAAGCCTTAGAAAAAAAGGTCAAAGATCACAACGAAGAAGTCAAGGATAGTAAAGTTAAATGGAATTCCAGAACAACTTTAGCTGAATTGACAAAGGTAATGGAAAGAGGAATTGGTGCATATAAAACTAATCCACAAAGTGTTAGACCGAGTGTCTCATCACCAGAACAGTGGGGATATGCTAGAGTGAATTCTTTTCTTTTTGCATTACGAACAGGAAGATTTCAAGGTGGTAAACATGACACCGATTTATTACCAGAGGATCATCCAATGAAACCAAAAAAAGATGAGGAAAAGAAAATGGTTGATATAGAAAAAAGACACATCATCGCTGTTTCAGAGGATGAAGATAGTGTCACAATTAAATATGGTAAATCAGATGATTATGAAAGTGGTCTCCAAAGTCGTGAAAAAGACGAGGATAAGATGGATCATTTAGAAGAAGAAGAAAAAGATGCTCATTATGATGAAGAAAAAGATATGCACGAAGATGAGGAAAAAGATGGTCATGAAGATGAAAAGAAGGAAATGACCGATGAGGAAGAAAGAGATGCACACGAAGAAGAAGAAGAAGAAGAGGAAGAAGATAAACAAGATAAAGCCTTTTCAAATAATGTAGTGTATAGACATTTTTCATTAAAATCAGAAGAAAGTGAAATGATTGATGAAAAAAATAGAACTGTAAGAATAGCATTCTCCTCTGAACAGCCTTATGAAAGAGATTTCGGAATTGAAATTTTAGATCATGATAGAGCTAATTTAGAATTTATGGCTTCAGGAAATGCACCATTGTTATTAGACCATGATGCAACGAAGCAAATAGGAATTGTTGAAAACGCTTCAATAGACTCTGACAAGGTAGGAAGAGCCTCAGTAAGATTTGGAAAATCACCACTGGCTGAAGAAGTTTTTAATGATGTAAAAGATGGAATACGCAGAAACATTTCTGTGGGTTATGAAGTCTTTGATATGAAGGCAGTCGAGAAGGGAAGCGAGGAAGAGGGATCTTCCAAACGGACTTTCAGAGTTGCGTTCAAGCCATTAGAAGCTAGCATAGTTTCAATACCAGCAGATACTTCCGTTGGTGTTGGGCGATCTGCTTCAATTACTACAAACAATAGAATAGAAGGGAAAAACAACATGTCCGAAGAAAAAACAGTAAATCCTAATGATATTCTGAAAGCTGAAAGAAAAAGAGTTGATGAGATTTTAGCTTTAGGCTCTGAGCATAACTGCAAAGACTTAGCAAATGATCACATCAAATCTGAAACTTCAGTAGAAGAATTTAAAGGGGTTTTATTAAACCAAATAAAAGATAAGCCATTATCATCAGGTAATGAATTAGGTTTATCTAAGAGAGAAAAACAAGAATATTCTTTATTCAAAATGATCAATGGTCAATTATCTGGTCGTTGGGATAACGCAACTTTTGAAAGAGAGTGTTCAGATGAAATCGCAAAACGTACAGGTAAAGCACCTCAAGGTATGTATGTTCCAACAGAAATCTTTGCAAGAGACTTAACTCAAGGAACTGCAACTGCTGGTGGACACATTACCCCAGATACACACAGAGGCGATTTATATATTGATGCACTTAGAGAACAGGCTTCTGTTCTTAGAGCAGGTGCTACAGTATTTAGAGGATTAAAAGGGGATATTAAAATACCTCGTTTAACAACTAAAGGCACTGTAGGATTTGTTGCTGAAAATTCAGCAGTATCAGAAACTAACCAAGCATTTGATCAGGTCACAATGACTCAAAGAGACCTTGGTGGTTTTGTAGATATCTCAAGACAGTTAATGAACAATGCAAATCCATCAATCGAGCAGATTGTAAGAAACGATATGACACAGCAAATTGCTCTTAAAATTGATGATGTAGCATTTGAAGGTGGAGCATCTAATGAGCCAACTGGTATTACACAAACAGCAGGCATTGGTTCTGTTGCTATTGGTACTAATGGTGGTGCGATTACTTATGATGCAACTATTGATCTTATCAAAGAAGTTGCAACAGATAACGCACTTAAAGGTAGTCTGGGTTATGCTGTGACTCCTGAGGTTGTTTATCAAATGAGAAAAACACCAAAGGTAGCATCAACTGACTCAATGATGATTATGGACAGTGCTGATAGTCTTAACGGATATCCAGTATTCCAAACATCTCAATTACCTAAAAACCTTACAAAAGGAACATTAAGTAGCACAGCTCATGCGATGATCTTTGGAAACTTCCAAGATTTATTAGTGGGTTTTTACTCAGGTCTTGATATCCTTGTTGATCAGTTTACTGGTGCTTCAGCAGGAACAGTAAGATTAGTATTCTTCCAAGGTGTAGATATTGCAGTTAGACATCCTGAGTCTTTCTCAGCAATTCTAGACATTGACGAGACTGCATAATAATAAATAAATAATATCCAGCATCCCATTGGGGGTGCTGGTTTACAAGGAAGGTTAAAAAATGAAAATTAAATTAATTAGAAATGTTTGCTTAGATGGTAAATCATATTCCAAAGATGATATAGTTGATACCACTGATCAGAATGGTAGCCAGCTAATTAGGATGGGTAAAGCTATTCCTTCTGATGGACAAAATAAATCTGTTGGACTAAAAGCATCTAAACCTAAAAAAAAATTAGAAGTTAAGGATGAATCCACCAGTAGTAGTATCTTGGATTGACTCTGGCTACGCTGACTCCTCTTGGATAGAAGCTAAGTCAAGAATAAATAAACCGATGCCAACTGCTCATTCAGTCGGTTGGCTATATCATAAATCAAAAGACAAAGTCATCTTGTATTCTGCTTGGTGTTCCATAGATGGCAAATACGAAGATGGTTGCGAAGGATCATTACAAGAGATTGCAACTAAAAATATTTTAAGTATAAAAGAATTATCATGGCAGTAGAAACAGTAGAAGATAGAACATTATTATTAGCAGACTTTGGTATCACAGCCACAGTCACACCTAGTGGTGGAAGTGCCTCGGACATTACTGTGATTTTTGATAATGAGTATATAGACGTAGATATTGGAGAAGCTGGGGTACAATCTACACAATCAAAATTTATATGTAAGACAACTGATGTCTCTTCTTTAACAGAAGGAGATACTGTTGTTATTAATTCCACAACTTACTACATTCAAATTATCCAACAAGATGGAACAGGATTTAGTGAAGTCTTTTTAAGGGTAGCTAGCTAATGGCACATCAAAGAAAAACGATTAGAGATAATGTGATTACTACTTTAACTGGATTGACCACTACAGGATCAAGAGTTTTTAATACGAGAATACTTCCTAATTTAGAGAGCAATCTACCCTGTCTAAATGTTTACACCATTTCAGAAAGTAGCGAGGAAGTCGATTTTTTATCCATTCAACGAGACCTAACTTTGGCTATTGATGGATATGCAAAAAATTCTTCTACAATAGAAGATGCCTTAGACACAATATCTAAAGAAGTTGAGAATGCTTTAGGAACTGATGTCACCAGAGGCAATACAGCTTACGATACTTTTTTGTCATCAACAGAAATGGACTTATCGACAGAAGGTGATATACAAATGGGTACAGTAAGACTTCAATTTACTATTCGTTATAGAACTGCTAAAACGGATAGTGAAAGTCATTCATAAGAAAGGAATATAAAAATGGCAACTATATATGGCAACAATGGAGAAATTAAGATTTCTTCTACTGCGGTAGGAGAGGTAAAATCTTGGTCTCTGACAATAAGTAGAGATACAATCGAAAATACATCTATGGGAGATGACGCAAAAACTTTTGTTTATGGTAAATCATCAGCTTCTGGAACGATTGAAGTACACTTTGATGATGACGACTCTGCTCAAGGCACACTAAGAGATGCAGTAATAAATGGAACAACAGTAGCTTTAGACTTATTTACTAATGATAGTGCAACAAGTGGTACTGATTACTATTCATGTACAGCCTTAATTACTTCACAAGATATCAGTGTTGAAATGGACTCCATTGAAAGTAGAACTTATAATTTTACAGTAAATGGTGCAGTGACTAAGAGTGCAGTATAGGTAAATGCGAGAGATAGATAAGCTGAAAGAGTCCTATAAAGGACAACAAAAACTAGAGTTAAAAATCCCAGAGATAGGAGATCAGATTTATGCTGTTGATCCTTTAACTGTTAAAGACGCACAAAAGATATTAGGTCTGTTCAACGATAAGAAAGAGTTTGAAGGCTTAGTAGAATGTGTCATGAAGTTAAAGAGAGAAGATGGAAGTTCTGTTTTTCTACCTAATGATCGAACTTTTTTAATGGGAGAAACTTCTATTGCTTTTGTTCAAAGAATTGGGAATGAAATTGCTCAATATTATTTATCATCTGTAAGTGCTGGTGAGGTAAAAAAAAACTCTTAAATAATGTAGATTATTTTAATTTATTCGTACTTGCTGAACATTTACACAAAACTGCTTATGAAATCGAACAAATGGATTTTTATGAGTACATAGCTTGGGGAGAATACTTAGACATAAAAAGTAAACGCAAATAATGGCTAAAGATGTAAAATTTAATATAACAGCAGTTGATAGAACAAAAAATGCTTTTAAGTCTGTTTTAGGTGGACTGAAAAAAGTATCAGGTGCTTTATTAAATTTTAAAACAGCTATTGCAGGTGCTGTTGGTGTTGCTGGATTAGGGTTATTAATTAAACGATCCTTAGAGGCAACAGACCGCATAGGAAAACTTTCTAGTGTCTTAGGTTTCTCTGTTAAAGAACTCCAAACATTTAAACTAGCTTCCCAAATTGGTGGAGTAGAATTAGAAACCTTTTCTAAAGGTGTAAGACGATTAGTCGATAACTTTGGTGACTTCATGGATGGCACTGGAGAGGCTAAGAAAACATTTGAAGCATTAGGTATATCTGTTGAAGAGGCTAATAAACTCAGTGGTGATCAATTTGCCATTTTAGGATTAGTTGCTGATCGTTTAAATTTAGTCACTAATAGCACAGATAAACTTAAATTTGCTATTGAAATATTCGGTGGTCGTGGTGCTGAACTCATCAATGTTTTAAAAGGTGGTTCTGACGCTATTGCAGAATTTCAAAGACAATCAGAACAATTTGGTGCTTTAAATGAAGAACAAGTAAAACAAGTTGAGGATTTAAACGACTCGATTGTTAGACTTAAAACTTCTTTTGCTAATATTTCAAATCAAGTTGTTGCTAATCTATCACCAGCTTTAACTTCTTTAATTGATGATTTTAATCAGTCTTTATCTGCTACAGATGATGGTGGATCAAGGATTACAGAGGTTTCTAGATCAATATCACTTGCTATTGTTAGAGGTGTAAAATCTAGTTTAAAAGCATTAGGTGAATTAGTTGCAGGTTTTGAAAATACACTTTTAAAAATAAAATTGTTTGAAAGAAATCCGTTTTTCTTTTTTACAAATGATATTCAAAATTTAGAAGATTTAACAAACGAATTAGAAATACAAAAAGCATTATTACAAAAAGCTAAAGATGAAGGTGGTTTTGTTGAAAGAGACGGACAAACATTACTTCCAGCTAAGTTTGAAGAAGATGTCATAAGATTAGAAGAATTTATTGAGGAATTAAAACAAGCTGGTCATACAATAGGATCGCCTTTTGAAAAAAGTTTATTAATTTTAGATCAAGTAGAGCAAAAGGTTATTACTGGTGGTCAAGCATTAAAACAATTATCTGAAATTGGTGAAAATGATGTTATTAAAATATCAGACTCAATTATTGTCACTGATCAAAATGTAAATACCTTAAATGGTTCATTAGAAGAATTACATGATCAGTTTCGAGAAACATTTCAATTATCAACTCTAGAACAATTTAAAATAAAAATATCCGATTTAAAAGTTGGAGCATTTGATGTTTTAATTGCTACTACAGAACAATTAAGTGGGATGTTTGCTAAGACATTCACAGATGCAATTTTTGGCGTTAAGAGTTTAAAAGATGGAATGAGAGAATTAGCCAGAAATGTTGTGATGCAATTAATTCAAGGATTAATTCAAATTGGATTGCAGGTATTTGTTTTTGATCCTTTATTAAAAAAGATTAGAAGCATGGCTGACGAAGAAAAAAAAGTAAACGAACAGCTTAAACAACAAATACTATTACGATTAATTTTGATGGCTTTTGGTGGTGGTCGTTCATCAGGTGGTAATGTAGAAGGTTCATCAGGTGGTCGTGCTAGTGGTGGATATGTTCAAGG